CTGGCCCTCCAGTTGGCAATTTAGACACAATCGATAAGTTCCCATTTGCCAGTGATGGTACTGCAACTGACGTTGGTGAATTGTCAGCTGTTAAAAGTATTCTAAGCGGACAATCGTCAAGTACTAGTGGATATACATCGGGTGGTTATTCCCCGCCAGCTTCACCGCGAGTCTTGAATACAATTGATAAGTTCCCATTTGCATCTGATGGCAACGCTTCTGATATAGGTGATTTGACGGTGGGTAGGTACGCTACTGCAGGACAATCATCAGATGCTAGTGGTTATACATCGGGCGACGGGTACCCCACGCCCATTGCAGACACAATCGACAAATTCCCATTTGCATCAGACGGTAATGCTACTGATGTAGGTGAATTGACACAGGGTAGATACCGAGTAACAGGACAATCATCAGTCGTGAGTGGATATACATCGGGGGGTTCTTTTCAGCCCGGGAATGCCATGTATGACACAATCGATAAGTTCCCATTTGCATCTGATGGCAACGCGACTAATGTTGGTGAATTGACAGGTGCGCGCAACGTCGCATCAGGACAATCCTCAACGGTAAGTGGGTACACATCAGGTGGTCAATCTCCATCCGCGGTTGACACAATTGATAAGTTCCCATTTGCATCTGATGGAAATGCCACAGATGTTGCTGAATTGACCAGCCAAACTAGCCATTCCGCAGGTCAATCATCAACCGCGAGTGGGTACGCATCGGGCGGGGCGTATCCCAATAAAGACACACTCAATAAGTTCCCATTTGCATCAGATCTCGATGCTACTGATGTCGGAGAATTGACGGTGGCTAGACAAGGCGCGACAGGACAACAAAGTCAAATTTAATCCAATCACTTGTAGCAAGGCCCTTAACTGGGCCTTTTTTATATCTACGCGTTCAACAAAATGGTCTGGTTATAAATAGTAGATAATACTAGAGGTGACCCATGGCCATTCCAACTTCTCGAGATCAACTTAAAGAACATTGTCTACGAAGGCTCGGAAAGCCTGTTGTGGATATTAATGTGGACGATGAGCAAGTTGAGGATCGTGTCGATGAAGCTCTCCTTTACTACAGAGACTATCACTTTGATGGATCTGAGCGAGTATACTACAAGCACAAGGTAACTGCAGAAGATAAGACTAACAAATATGTCACATTAGACAATTCTTTCATTGGAGTTGTTGGTGTATTTGATATTGGTGATTCTACCCAGACGTCCAACCTGTTTAATGTGCGGTATCAAATCCACTTGAACGATTTGTTTGACTTCTCATCAGCAACGTATGTACCGTATGTTACGGCGATGCGTCATATTGCACAGCTAGAAGAGATCTTTGTTGGTAAGAAACCTATCAGGTTTAATCGTCATACTAATCAGTTACACATTGATATGTTTTGGAAAGACGTTGGTACGGGAGACTATATAATAATAGACGCGTACAAGATAACTGATCCAAATGTGTACTCTGACGTGTGGGCAGATAGGTGGTTGATGCAATATACAACGTCTTTAATTAAGAGACAATGGGGTGAAAATCTCAAAAAATTCGAAGGACTGCAGATGCCTGGAGGACTTACGTTTAACGGGCAGAAGATTTGGGAGGAGGCGACTGAAGAGATCCGTCGATTAGAAGACGAGATGATCAGTAGCTACTCACTGCCTGTTGGCGACATGACTGGATAATCATGTTAAACAAATACTTCAACAATTATAGCTTTACACGTGAGCAAGACGTAGTAGAGGACTTGATTCTCGAGTCCATAAAGATATACGGGCACGATGTAAAGTATCTTCCCAGAACGATGGTCAAGAATGATCACCTGTTTGGGGAAGATACGCTTTCCAAATTTGAAGAAGCCATAGATATAGAGATGTATTTAAAGTCTATGGAAGGCTTTGAAGGCGATGGACAGTTTTTAAGTAAGTTTGGGCTAGAGATACGAGACCAGATTGTACTTACGGTTGCACGTAAGAGGTTTGATCAAGTACTTACTTCACCTAAACTTATGACCGAGGTTGGTTACAATCTTGTTTTTGAAGATGGTAACAACAATGAGCCAAGTCGACAGTTTCTAACTGGAGATGCGGCAACTGAAGCATGGGTACAGGAAGGTGACGACTACTTAAACACCCTGAACCGTCCTAGAGAGGGAGACTTGATCTATTTCCCCATGATGGACAAGATATTCGAAGTAATGTACGTCGATGATCGCCCTGTACATTTTCAGCTTGGTAGAATGCAGTCTTATGATCTACGCTGTGAGCTCTATGAGTATAGCAGTGAAGAGATTAATACTGGTGACAGCAACATTGATGCTGTCGAAGACAACTATAGTCTCAACACTCTGATACATCAGTTCACGTTAGAAGACGGGTCTGGTATACTGAAGAGTGAGGATGGAGATAGTATGCTTCAAGAATATACAATTGAGACTACGGCGCCTGCAGCGAACAACAATTTCTTCCAGTTCGAGGCGGACTCCATACTTGACTTTAGTGAAAGCAATCCATTCAGCGAGTTGGATAGAATATAATGTTTGGCCATACTTATTATCATAGTATTATTCGCAAGTACATTGTAATGTTTGGAACTATGTTCAACGACATCGATGTNCAGCGTTTTAATCAGTCTGGCGAAAGGGTGCAAACATTACGGATTCCAATTGCCTATGGTCCTAAGGAGAAGTTCTTAGTACGGTTAGCACAAGATCCCAACTTGGATAAGGATGTTGCTATATCATTGCCTAGGATGTCGTTCGAGATTACCTCTATGAACTACAATCCTACTCGCAAGTTGCCTTCTACAATTAAGAATACGTATACTTACGAGGATAACGATAGACTCAAGTACCAGTACACACCGGTACCTTTTGATATTAATATCGCTTTGTCTGTGTTTGTAAAGAATGCTGATGATGGAGTACAGATCTTGGAAGGCATACTTCCGTTCTTTACACCTGAGTGGACTAACACGGTAAAGTTAATTCCGGAGCTCAACCTCAATATGGATGTCCCTGTAGTATTTAATGATATATCTACAGAGGATACGTATGAGGGAGACTTCTCTACACGAAGAGCTCTAATCCACACACTAAACTTCACCGTGAAAGGCTACTTGTTTGGTCCAATACGCAACCAGGGTATTATCAAAAGAGCTATCACGCGGGTCAGCGTATCTACAGCCAATACGTCAGAAGTATCATCTACTATGACGGTCACGCCTGGGCTAACGGCAAACGGTACACCAACTACAGACTCAACAATTACCATTCCTTCAGAACAGATTGGCAGTGACGACGAATTTGGATACATAGAAGATCAGCAGTTCTTTGTGGGTGGTACATCACGTGAGTAAAACAAAGCTAGAAAACAATCTTAACGAATTATTTGAGTTACCGGCGGATACTGCTAGCATAGTAGAGAGCAAAGAAGCTCGTACGCCGCAAGCAACAAATCAACTTGTCAGTCGCGAAGGAAGGGACTATACGGGTGACATCGATACAGACTACCGGTACGCTAGAGAAAACCTGTACGACCTTATTGAGAACGGTTCACACGCGCTTCATGAGCTCGTAGAGATAGCCAAAGCAAGTGAGCATCCTAGAGCGTTCGAGGTAGTAGCATCTTTAATGAAGACGCTTACAGACGCTAACAAAGACCTGTTAGATATTCAGACTAAAGTCAAAAAACTCAGACAGGAAGATGGTACCGCATCAGGTCCAAACAATGTTACAAATGCTCTGTTTGTTGGTTCCACCGCTGAACTTCAGAATATGCTTAAAGATAACTTAGATAGTGATACTTGATCGGCTACACCGCTATTATCCCCCCCTTGAAGAATAAGTCAACAGCTAATGTCCATAGAAACGTATCTTGGCAACAAAAATCTTAAAAGAATTGGTGTCCCTGTTGAATATACGCAGGAGCAGGTCAAAGAGTATATCAAATGCTCTCGTGACGCTGCCTACTTTATAAGGAACTACGTAAAGATTGTAAACGTCGATACCGGTCTAGTAGACTTTGATATGTGGCCTTTTCAAGAACAGATGATCCACAAGTTCAACGACAATCGATTTGTAATATGCAAGCTACCACGCCAAGTTGGTAAGACAACTACGGTTGCTGCCTACATCCTTTGGCAAGTACTATTCAACGATCAATACAGTGTAGCTATTCTTGCTAACAAACTAGCACAGGCTAGAGAGATCCTTGGACGAATTCAAACAGCTTACGAGTGGCTGCCAAAGTGGCTACAGCAGGGTGTAAAGGAATGGAACAAGGGTAACATAGAATTAGAGAATGGATCTGAAATACTAGCATCTGCTACATCATCATCAGCCATTCGAGGTACATCTCAGAACTTAATCTATCTAGATGAGTTTGCATTTGTACCTAACAATCTGCAAGAAGAGTTCTTCGCATCGGTATTCCCAACGGTATCATCTGGTACCAGCACGAAGGTACTTGTAACGTCTACGCCTAATGGCATGAATATGTTCTACAAGATCTGGGTGGATAGTGAAGAGGGTAACAATAGTTACGTACGTCATGATGTCCACTGGTCTGATGTTCCAGGACGAGACGAGAAGTGGAAACAAGAGACAATTAAGAACACTAGCGAAGAACAGTTTCGACAGGAATTCGAATGTGAGTTTCTAGGAAGCACAGCTACTCTAATCGATGGCCGTAAGCTCGCGCAGATACCATTCCTCAAACCAATACACTCAACTAACGGTTTCGATATATACGAGAAGCCTAAAGAAAATCACTTATACGTTATTACAGTCGACACCGCTAGAGGAGTGGGGTTAGACTACAGCGCTCTTGTTGTATTTGACGTAACCGACATACCATATAAGATAGTTGGTAAGTATAGGTCCAAAGAAATATCACCGATGTTTTATCCAGACGTGATTGTAAACGCAGCTAAGATGTACAACGAAGCATTTGTATTAGTTGAATTAAATGATCTCGGTGAGACTGTCGCTACTATCATTCAGCAAGATCTCGAATACGAGAATATACTAAGTACAAGTGTAAAGGGAAGAGGCGGCCAACAAGTATCTGGCGGTCATTCTCACCGGATCCAGCTTGGAGTAAAGACAACAAAGACTGTCAAGCGGATCGGATGCTCAAATTTAAAAGACGTAGTTGAAAACGACAAGCTAATCCTTAACGACTACGATCTATTACAAGAGCTTTCAGTTTTCATAAATAAAAGAAACAGCTATGAAGCTGAAGAGGGTCATCACGATGACCTCGTTATGTGTACCGTTTTGTTTTCGTGGTTAGTGAGACAAGATTTCTTTATGGAGTTAACAGATAATGATGTACGTAGTCGACTTTATCTCGAGAATCAAAAAATGATTGAAGATGACGTATTACCATTTGGTATTGTAGATGATGGGCACGATACACACCATGTAGAAGACAACGTTGGTCCTTTGGGATACAATTACGATGTTAGAGATGTCGTAGACTTCTAGAATTATAAATATAAGAGAAAATTAACCACGAGGAGATCAAAATGGCCTTCCAAATTTCTCCAGGAGTAAATGTAAGTGAGATTGATCTCACCGCAATTGTTCCTGCAGTACAAACAACGGCCGGTGCCTTTGCAGGACAGTTCCGTTGGGGTCCTGTTGAGCAGAGAGTATTAGTTAGTAACGAAGCTCAGCTATTAGGTCAGTACCAGAAGCCTAATAGCACATACTTTGCAGACTTTTTTGTTGCTGCTAACTTCCTATCATACGCCGACACACTTCACACAGTCCGTATCAACAATACGGGTCTGGCCAGTGCTATTACTGCTGGTAACTCATCAATAACCCTCATCAAGAGCGAAGTAGATTACGATGCTAACTACGCTAGCGGTCTTGGTGGTGTAGGTAATTTTGTGGCTAAGTATGGGGGTGCTCTTGGTAACTCCTTGAAGTACTCTATTTGCCCAAGTAATACTGCTTTCGAATCTACGCTCACTGGTAACTATACTGTCGTTGACGGTAACAATGGTGTTGTGTTCACTTCAAACCAATCAGCAGTTCTTAGTTCAGGCGATTTGATTCAACTTGGTCCAGATAAAGACATTTATCAGGTAAACACCGTCGCGGTTAGTGGTCTTTCTGCTACTCTGAAAAAAGAGTATGTTGGAACTACGGTCAACAACAGCACTGCACTTAATCGTCGATGGGAGTTCTTTAACTTCTTTAACCGTGCACCAGGTACATCACCATTTGCTACTGTCCGTGGTGCAACTAACGACCAAATGCACGTTGTTATACTTGACGAAGATGGTGAGTGGACTAACGTCAAGAATCAAGTAGTAGAAGTTTTTGATTCTGTGTCTAAAGCATCTGATGCTAAGAACGAAGATGGCTCTACTAACTACTACGTCGATAGATTGAACCGAGAATCCAAGTACGTGTGGTGGACTGCTCATGCAAGTGGTTTGACTAACGCAGGTAATGCTGCTAACGGAACAGCGTTCGGTGGAGGTAACACCCCTGTTTCAGCATCATTTATATCCGGATCTGATGGATCTGCTGGATCAGCTGGNCAGTATCAACGAGCGTATGACTTGTTTAAGTCTGCGGAAGAAGTAGANATTGCATTAATTCTTGCTGGACAANCAACATCAGCTACAGCTATTCACTTGATTAATAACATTGCTGAATTCAGAAAAGATTGCGTAGTTTGCATCTCACCTGAGCAGGCTGATGTAGTTAATAACACATCATACAACAACGCAGAAGCTGATGATATTGTAGAGTTCCGAAACACTTTACCATCAACATCATACGCGGTGTTGGATAGTGGTTACAAGTATCAATACGACAAGTATAATGATGCGTATAGATGGGTACCGCTTAACGGTGACGTAGCTGGTACAATGGCTCGTACTGATGAAGTAAGGGATCCATGGTACTCTCCAGCTGGTCTGTCACGTGGTCGAATCAAGAATAGCACAGCGCTTGCATTTAACCCAGATAAGACTGCACGAGATCTGCTTTACAAAAATGGTGTAAACCCAGTAACAACTTTCCCAGGCGAAGGTACAATCTTGTTTGGTGATAAAACGTTGCTTGGATACCCAAGTGCATTTGATCGCATTAACGTACGCCGATTGTTCATTGTCCTTGAAAAGGCAATCGCAATTGCATCTAGGCAAAGCCTGTTCGAATTCAACGATGAATTTACTAGAGCACAGTTTGTCAATTTGGTTGAGCCCTTCCTGAGAGATGTTCAAGGTCGCCGAGGCATCACTGATTTCCGAGTAGTTTGTGACGATACAAACAATACTGGAGAGATCATTGATCGNAATGAGTTTGTCGGAGATATNTTCGTCAAACCAGCTCGCTCGATCAACTTTATTCAGCTCAACTTTGTTGCTGTAAGAACTGGTGTCGAGTTCGAAGAAGTCGTCGGTCAGTTCGGATAATACAAGGTAGAGGAGAATAAAAATGGCTTTTAACGTAAACACCTTTAGGGGTGAGCTTAAGCAGGGAGGGGCACGTCCCTCTCTGTTTGAGATTCAATTGTTCGCACCACAAGGAGGGACATTGAACGGTGGCGATTTGATTTCCAAATCTCCCTTCATGGTTCGAGCAGGACAAATTCCACAGTCGACTTTGGGTACAGTAATTGTTCCTTACTTTGGTCGTCAGGTTAAGTTGGCAGGCAATCGTACCTTTGATGATTGGACTGTAACAGTAATGAATGACGAGGACTTTAAACTCCGCAATGCGCTGGAGAACTGGAGTCACAAGATTAATGGTCATTCTGAGAACCTGAATAACTACGGTACTAACCCATCCAGATACAAGGCTCAGGCTCTTGTTAAGCAATATAGTAAAGAGGGTGGAGTTATTCAAACCTATCAGTTTGATGGTTTGTACCCAGTAGCGATTTCTCCTATCGATCTCGCTTGGGAAGCAGAAGCAATTGAAGAGTTTTCGATTACTTTTGCCTACGACTGGTGGGAGCACGGCGAGGCTGCCGTAAGGTAAAAGGATTAGTTAGATGGCTAACCAACTTTATACAAAAGCCAAGCAAGCACTGCTTGGCGGTGAACTAAATCTGTCATCTAATGTGATTACTATAGCGTTAGTGGACACGGATGTCTACTCGTTTAACGCCTCACATGAGTTTCGATCTAGTATACCAAACACAGCTGTAGTATCAACAAATAACCTCATTAGTAAAACTATTACTAACGGGGTGTTCGATGCTGCGGATGTAGATTTTCCATTTGTAACTGGTGCTAACTGTGAAGCACTTATTTTATATCATAACACTGGTGATGCTGAAAATGATGGGGCTCGTCAAGCAGACTCTAGATTAGTAGTCTATATTGACACGGCCGTTGGTCTTCCTGTCCTTCCAAGCGGTAGTAACATTACTGTCAAATTCTCTGACGGTGTCTCTAAAATCTTCGCGATTTAACTCTATCACTAGTGTTCTTGGGGGTCGATAAATATATCGATCCCTTCATTTTCTGAGGACAAACATAGTGCAACTTTTCGGATTCAACATATCAAGGGCAGATCAAGAACAAAAAGAAGATCTGAAAACCTTTGTACCCCCACAACCAGATGACGGTGCTATTGAAATAGCGCCTGGTGGCTCCTATGGTACCTTCGTAGACCTAGATGGTACCGCCAAGACAGAAGCAGAGTTAGTTACTAGATATCGAGAGATGTCAATGCAACCAGAGTGTGATGCTGCTGTAGAAGACGTCATTAACGAATCCATTGTAATGGATGAAGAAAATCCCATTGAAATAGTTCTAGATGATCTCAAGCAGCCAAACTCTATCAAGAACAAGATACGAGAAGAGTTTGAAACTATTTTAGAGATGCTGGACTTTGGTAACAGGGGTTACGATATCTTTAGACGCTGGTACGTTGATGGTAGATTGTATCACCATATTATCATTAACGACAAAGATCCCAGAGACGGAATTAAGGAGTTG